TTATTTAAATGCCGGCAGCCAGCCGAACACATCCAGAATGACCGTCAGATACACAATCGCACCGCAGACAATCACCAGATTCAGTACCGCGCTGTTACACGGCGAACGGTAAATGGTATCGCTGTCGCTGTAGCGTTTGCGGGAGGCTTTTACCAGGAACGGCGGTAAAATCACACTCCAGATAGTAAAGGCCAGACCGGCATAACCGATGGCATAAACGAATCCGTTCGGGAAGAAGAAACACACCACCGCTGGTGGCAGATACGTCACTACTGCTGTTTTGAAACGACCGGCGCTGTCATTTTTAAAGTTCAGCAGGTCGGCAATATAGTCAAACAGGCCGAGTGTTGCTGCCAGCAGGGAACTGGCCACCGCAAAGTTACCGAAGAATGTCAGGATAAGATCCATGGTTTTCCCTGACATCACCCCGCCGATAGCCTCAACGAACACATCAATGTTCCCGCCTTTGGCAATAATCGGAGAGAAGTTGGCGCGGCTGATATTGCCCATCGTGACACCCAGCCAGAAGATATACAGCAGTACCGCAAATATTGTCCCGATAATAATTGAACGGGTAATAAAGCGGAATTTGGTTTTGCCGTACAACTTCACCAGGCTCGGCACGTTACCGTGGAAGCCAAACGAAATAATACAGAACGGCAGTGTCATCAGAACATAAGGCAGATATTTCGTTCCGGGTATTGCCACTGATGCGGAATCCAGCAGATTGGCAATTTCCACGTGTGCAACCAGTCCGGAGAAGGTGGCAAAGAACGCGATAAACTTACCGAAAATTAAAATGGTGGTAATACGTCCGACCCATAATGAGCTGTACCAGACAATCGCAGCCACCAGACAGGCGACAATCACGACCGCGGCTTTTATCGGCAGGGCGACACCGGTATATTTTAATATCGTCTGAGTCAGAACAGCGGATGACCCGGATATATAGGCATACGTCAGAATATAGAGTACAAACCCGAAGGCAATACCCACGACAATATTCCATTTTTTGCCCAGTAACTCGGTGGTGAAGGTATTAAAGCTGGCGCCCGGTTCAAAATGCAGGTTAACTTCAACTAACATCAGACCGGTCAGTAACATCATAATTGCAACTAAAATCAAAATAACGGTGGCACCGGAAAACCAGACACCGGCCATCGCAATCGGCAAAGAAAACATACCGCCGCCAACGACTGTTGCTATAACAAGCATGGTTCCGCTGGTCAGTCCGGGTGATTTATTTGTATCGGCACTATGAATACTCATAATAAAAGTTTCCTATTAATGATAAATATCACCAACAGCATTCATATTTATCGATTTTATTTGTTCTTTATTGTTATAGGGATGCAGAGACAAAAAGGCCCCATTAAAATAATGAGGCCTCTGTCATCAGATAATTACACGTAATCAAAGCGTGCAGTGAAGAAGCGTAACTGCTTCGGCTCGTATACGAACTTCAGCCCTTTAATGTCTTCTTTGTGTTTGAACAGTTTGATAATACCGTCAGCAACCAGATCCATGTGTGCATAGGTGTATACACGACGAGGAATAGTCAGACGAACGGTTTCCAGCTTCGGACGGTGATGGTCGCCGGTTTCTTTGTTACGGCCTGCGGAGATAATACCGCGCTCCATAGAACGTACACCGGTTTCCATGTAGATGCTGGCTGCCAGGCTCTGTGCCGGGAACTCATCCTGGGTCAGATGCGGGCAGAAACGGCGTGCATCGAGGAATACTGCGTGGCCGCCGACCGGCTCAACAATCGGTACACCGGCTGCTTTCAGTTTTTCGCCCAGGTAACGAACCTGCTTGACGCGGTGCTCGATATATTCGAACTGCATCGCTTCGCGTAAACCGATAGCCATCGCTTCCATATCACGACCGGCCAGACCACCGTAAGAAGGCATCCCTTCATAAACCACAACCAGTTCACGTGCAGCAGAGAACATGTCGTCGTCGTTCATACACAGGAAACCACCGATGTTCACCAGACAGTCTTTTTTACCACTCATGGTACAACCGTCAGCGTAGCTGAACATTTCGTGAACGATGTCTTTAATGGAGACATCTTCGAAGCCTTCTTCCTGCTCTTTGATGAAGTAGGCGTTTTCCACACAGCGGGTCGCATCGTAGAACACTTTGATGCCGTGCTTGTCACATAACTGGCGGACTTCACGCATGTTTGCCATAGAGACCGGCTGACCACCTGCCAGGTTTACGGTTACCGCCAGACAGATATAAGCGATATTTTCCGCGCCTTTCTCAGCAATCAGTTTTTCCAGTTTTTTAATGTCGATGTTGCCTTTGAATTTCACATCCAGGCCCGCATCGTGAGCTTCATCGCGGACGATATCGATGAATGTCGCACCATTTTTTTCCTGGTGATAACGGGTGGTGGTGAAGTACATGTTACCTGCAACATACTGGCCCGGTTTGATAGCTAATGAAGAGAGTAAGTTCTCTGCGCCGCGACCCTGGTGAGTAGGAACGATGTGTTTAAAGCCGAATAATTCCTGAACAGTTCTTTCCAGATGGAAGAAGTTTTCGCTGCCCGCGTATGCTTCGTCACCCATCATCATGCCGGCCCATTGTTTATCGGACATGGCGTTGGTGCCGCTATCGGTCAGTAAATCGACATAAACGTCTTTGGAATTCAACAAGAAAGTGTTGTACCCGGCCTCTTTCATTCTTTTGATACGCTCTTCGCGAGGGATCATGGATACGGTTTCAACACTTTTAATACGATACGGTTCTGCTGGATACATCATGGTAAAATCTCCAATTATTTATAATAATAACTCGATAATTTACACAGGCATTTATCTGTTTATAAGTATCATGCCTTGTGAATGATATAGCATTTGTAAATCCGGTAGTGTTCTTGTCTTAATTCAAATTCAGTTTTTTTATTTCTGTTATTTCTTTCTCTGCCATCCTTCTCGTTTGGCGTGAAATCATCATGCGTGAAAAAAAATGAAAAGGGAATGGGGGGTGCTGAAATAAACAAAATCCGTATTAATCACAGGTGTAAACCGGGTGATCTGTATCACTTAAACTGAAATAATTCATTATATTCAATGAATTGTATTTGTTAATGTCTTGTTGTGTATTTATGTTAAATATACATTTACCTCATCGTTAAAATCCGGGAGTAATATGAATAATTCAATGCTGTCGGGCAGTTATGCTGCAATGAAAAGCCATTTTATTCTGTATGATTTTATATAGGTTAAGAAAAAGTAAATAAGGATAAAACGTACAAATTTAAATCTATCTTTACAGGAAGAATAAAAAAACGGATGAGAAGTCTTGTTCTTTTTTAACAAAAACTATGCATCAGATGCATTGATATGGCAATTTAAGTTAAAATATCTTATAAGTAACTGTTGTTATAATCACATTTGTTTTTATTGATCATACGGAAAAACGTTATGATTTATTGAATCCTTCAACTGAAACCTGGGATAAAAATAAAAATGTGACACAGTCAGGATAAATTTGATGATAAAGGTCACATTGATAATGTTACGTTACATGAATGAAAAGTAAGCGACAGCAGGGAATAACAAAGATATTTAATTAAAGCAGTGAATTGTTATGCATTCTAGCATGTGGTTGTTTAGTGATCATATTCACGGTTTCGCATTTACAGTCATGTTAGTAAAGCAAAATGCTGTACTTAAATGTTTACATTATCAGCGGGTGAATAGTAACAGGATGTGTGTGATATACATATTTCCCCGGGTCTTGTTATTGAAATTTAACGCTATTATTTTATATTTATTTAGCATTTAAATCCACAATTCATATTAATATCAGTTAATAATTAGAGTCAAGTTCTTGTTGTCAGGTTATTCATCTTTGATGGTATCCGGAGTGATTTACAGAGACAGACACGATTTCATGAAGAATCAGCAACCGCCCGCTGAAAACGGAAAATAACGAATTTGTGCTTCAGATCACGCAAGGAAGGTATGAATAAAGAAGAAAAATCAGGCAAAGCGGCAGAGATTTCCGGTTTTCAGCTTGAAAACCCTGCCGGGCAGGAGTGTAATAATGCCGTGCCGGATTAGCTCAGTTGGCAGAGCAGTTCATTCGTAATGAAAAGGTCACCAGTTCGAATCCGGTATCCGGCACCATTACTTATCAAAGAGTTAGCGATTATCTCCCGATGCCAGCTTTTCACCTTGGGACGTATTTGGGACGTAACTGTCAAAAATAGCATCTATTTGCTTCGCATGTTCGGTAAGATGATTTGGTGCCAGATGGGCATATCTGCGCACCATTTCTATCGACTCCCACCCGCCCATTTCCTGCAACACTGAAAGCGGAACGCCAGACTGGATCAGCCAGCTTGCCCAGGTGTGTCTCAGGTCATGAAAACGGAAATCGTCGATACCGGCTCTTTTTAATGCTGCTCTCCATGCTGTATTAGAATCCGGCCTCATCTTTCTTACTGCCGCAACCGGTGTTCCGTCATTCCTGTATGACGGCTCAGTGTGGACAAATACCCATTTGTGATGGCGACCAATCTGGCTGCGCAAAACCCTGCATGCGGTATCGTTCAGGGCTACACCGATCGCTTTACCTGATTTACTGTCTTCAGGGTAAATCCATGCCACTTTCCGCTGCATGTCTATCTGCTGCCACTCAAGGTTAAGTATGTTCGAACGACGCAGGCCGGTTGACAGAGCGAACCTGACGACTGACTTTAACGGCTCCGGACATTCATCAATCAGTCTTTTCGCCTCGACAGGCTCAAGCCACCGGACTCTCCGATCACGAATAGAGGGGATTTTTATCACAGGTGACTTTTCTATCCACTTCCATTCTCTTTCCGCCGCTCTGAGTAGCGCCTTAATGAAAGAAAGGTATCTCGCCTTTGTGGCCGTAGTGACAGGCTTCGATGTAAACAGCGGCACCTCCTTTCCCTTCCTTTTTGCTGTGTCGGCTTTCCTTCTCCAGCAGTTTTCAGCATGCTTGTTTGTCATCTTGCTGATGATCTTGTAAATGGCATTCTCGGTTATATCCTTCAGCCGAACACCCTCGAAGTACTCAAGCCAGAAAGCGATAAAGTTCTTATCATCCTCTATCGATTTTTTATCTGCTTTTTCCTCAAGCCACCGCAGGCAGGCTTCCTCATAGGTATAGTCTGGGAAGTCCCCTACCTGCTCAATTCGCCATTGCTCGGCCTTTAATTTGTCGTGCAGCTCCTGGGCTTGCTTCTTGTCTGACGTACCAAGCGACTTTTTAATTCTCTTGCCGCCAGGCGTCGCGAAGTCGCAATACCAAGAGTTACCACGTTTGAAGATTGACATTTGTGATCTCCTTTCACATCAATCTCGCTCTCGGCGATAGTGTTGATCGGATTGCTCAGTGCCGCAAGGCAGGCTGACTCTGTAAACAGATAGGGTGACTTCTTTTTGAACGGGTCTTTCCGCTGATACGAAATGCGTCCGGCGCGGCACCATGACGTAAGCGTATCAGGGCTTACGCCGATAAATTTAGCAGCCTCGTCGCGTGTCATCGTGACTTTATCCATCCTTCATCTCCTTCTGTAACGTACGCACGTAATACCCGAGCACTCTCTTTGCCGGAAAGCGCAGGTGATTAAGTGGTTTAAATTTCGGTGTGTATTTGTCGAGTATTGCGGTGTGTTGTTCGTCTGATGTGTACTGCTTTAATTACTTCAGGCATTCCCTTGCTATTCGTCTGCGTCCGTTCTCTGCTTCCTGTGGTGTTATTGGTCACCTCAGATTTGTGATTCCAGTAACCGGTTGCCGATATCCATCAGGTCATCACGGTTAACTGTGGTAATTATCCGTCGGGGCTGGGTGAACGGTCTCCATATTAAAAGCATGGAGCCTTTATTGTTTCCGTTCACCGGTTTGTTTGTGCCAGCATTAATAAACGATATCCGGCCACCGGTAATAAACCTGACCTCATCAACGGTATCCAGTGCCGATTTAAACCATCCCACGGATGTATCTGCCGGAACCAGCATCACGACGGCTGCAGTTGCTTCCCGCACTGTTCGGCAGCTTTGCGTACCCACGGCTGTATGTCGCTATACGGTGGGTTGCACCATATTGAGCCGTAGCTTTGCCAGTCGGAGTTTAATGCGTTGTCTTTTTCGGTGAGATAATGAGAGCAGAGGGTATTATTTTTATCGGCGGCGGCATCAAGGTAAAAACCGAATTCAGCGTCCAGTGCTGAGAATAACGGGATGGGAGTTTGCCATAAATCACGCAATTCCTTTGGTGTTGTGCTCCCGCCGTAATCAGCTTTCATTCTCCGCATCCTTCATCATCAGGAAAACCTCACAACCTGCGCGGTATGGATTTTTACGAATACACCAATATTCTTTGTGCTTTGCGCACACCATGTCACCGACGAGATGAGTTAGGTCGATTTTATTCTCAATAATAATCGGCATTGCGTCCGCTGGGTTGTTGCAGGGGGAGAAGCTCACCATCGCACCTCTATCGCCATCACTGATATATATTCTACCGAACTTTTCTAAAACATCGTCAGTGCCATTAATATTAACAGCCACAGCCTTATTAATCTCAAAGTCTGATTTGTCACGATATTTGTTCATTGGCTAACTCCAGCTCCAGTTCGTCTTCTTGATACCATCCTTCGCTACCATTCAGTTTTCTTACTAAATATTCCCGGTTGCATCTCACTACGATATGCCCAAGAAAACCATTCGGTATCATTTTCACTTTATCGCCAACCTTAAATTTCACCTCACCACCTCCGCACACACTAATTCAACATTCCGCACAGCCATTACCTGCACTGCGCGGCTCTCACATTCTTCGAGCGTATAAATGTCATCGGTAACAGGCACAGCAGAGCCGTGCATCACCAGTAGTAATACAAATCCGATTATGGTCATGATTGGCTACCTGCTGGCTTTCAGAGCTTCCTTATAACTTGCTTTGGCGGCTTTCATAGTTGGCATCCATTCGCCTTCTATGCGTGTTAAATTCCACCATCTGTCTCGGATTTCTCGATACATTCTGTATTCGTATTTACTGTCACGATATCGGTGTTCATATTCTGGCAACTTAATGCCAAGCCATTCGCTGAATGATACACACGTATCCGCATCAAGATATTCGTCATATTTAGTTAATTTTCGTGGCTCTGGTAATTTAGCAATGGCGATATTAATTCCGGTATCGGTAACCTTATAATAAATATCACCACAAAATTCTTTTGGTGCTGGGTTTGATGCGGCCAACCCATTTTTAATTAAACTCTCCCATTCTTCATTTCTTCCTGATGAAAGAAAATAATTCCTGTATGGTCTTCTGTTTTGCTGGTTAATGCCGAGAGCGTGCTGCATTAATTCAATTCCTGCTTGTGATATATCCATCACCCCTCCTGAGTCTGCTTAATATGGTTAAGTACAAACTTAGTCAATTTGCGCACTTGCCGCTTTGTTGGTTTTACTGCATATTTTTTCCAACCTAAATCTTCAGCGCCATCATCAGTAACGGAAACGATGTGAAGTAAGAAGTGGTTATCTTCAGCGGCTGGCCTTTCTGCTGACATGTAATAAATTGGCTTCTCAAGCATATTCATTCCTCTGTTATCAGCATCCCTGCATTACGCTTCATCCTGAAACGGTGGGGTTATTGGCTTTGCATATCAGCCTTGTGACTCTGGTACACGACATCCAACTTTTCCGTGTTTTCTGCATCACCAGTAAATTTATTTTTCAGCCATTGATATGATCTTTCGAATTGTTCAGACTCCATTTCGCCGACCTTGGCAGTGAAATCTGACAGCAATTCGTAATTTGATTTTTGCATTTTTTCGGGCGGATTAACTTCCAGTTTTTTCACCCGATGTTCTACGCGCTTGCCGCGAGATACTGACAGCATCATTGAAAAATCAGCCTCAACATCACTCATGGCATGAACCTTTATTCCGCCAACAGCAACGCCGCCGAACTTAACAGATGGGTCTCCAACAAGCGTTAACGACTTTCCAACCCATTCGTGACCGTTGTTTCCCCAGCCGCCAATAAGAATGCGGCGCATTGATTTTGACGGCTTATAAGGCCTGCCGTCATACCCAACAAGGTCAATAAACACCGGCTGATCTTTAGATCCTTCACGGACAGATTTAATTACCGCAGTAATTGGCTGGCTTTGTACATCTTCGAAATTAAGCTGATCCGATTTCGGGATAATTGTTTTTGATAAATCCATTAGAGATATACCTCGTCATCAAGATATTCATCATCGAAAAGATAAGATGGCACGTTTATTTCGCTGGATGGCAAAACCATTCCTTCGGTTTTCGGTATGTCGCCATCAATGCACTGTTTTATTGTGTGCAGAGATTCGAACATTACCTTTCTTCCCAGCTCCAGCGAGTCCTCGCCGATGTAATACATGCAGTTGGTGTACGGCGGCTTATTCTGAATGGCGAAAAAACAGAACTGATTTAAGTCCCTTCCTGTGACTAATCTCAGCACATACAAATAAAATGCAGCCTGCACATGATAGTGATATTTCCCGAAAGCCTGACTGAAACCGCGTTCTGTTGCGTCCATGCAACTTTTTACATCAAGCGGGTAAGGGTATGAGTCTGACATCCTGTCAAACCGGCACTTTAATTTCAGTCCTGTTTCCGGGCAGGTGGAGAACATAGATGTTTCAGATTGTCCGGGGGTTGCCATGTAATCAGTGAAATCGTTGTTCAGGCTGGCCGATTCAATCATCCTTTGTATTGTTTCAACCTCACCGTTCACCAGTATCTTTTCAGCATCCGTCTGTTTTAATGCGTCCTTGTATTCTGCCGATCGCCGATCCTTGACGTCTGGCAGTAAAATGAAATCCCTTTCAAATACCTGCGGCTCCAGCAATGCTGCGTGAATTGCTGTGCCAATCTGTGCCGATTTACTTCCTTTAAATGGATTGAAATACAGATTTGCAGGGCTGACGCTGATCGCCTTTATTGACGTAGAACCTATCGCTTCATCCTTGTGATAGTCCTCGTTGCTAAGCCCTAAATAAACGCCCGTTTCCATTTATCGAGCTCCTTTTTCTTAATGCCTTATCAATTGCCTCCCTTATCTCGTTTTCCTTCTCAGTGCCGAGATATTCCAGCGTTTCCGTGCTGAGTCCGAATATCACATCCTCTGTGAAGTCTATGCGCTCTTCCTGAGCATCCTGTGCTGAGTATGCGTTCATGTTGCCTCCCCGTATCGTTCCCTGAGTATCTTTTCCAGAGTTTCCTTCTCCGGATTAAGCAGCAAGATAAGCGTTTCAACGTCCATTGTTTCCACGCTCGAATTACGGTCAAAATAAATGACGGCGCGCTGATTTCCGCATCCTGCCTGCTCAGTGCTTGTCGCCAGGTGTTTTGATTCGATAGTTATCTTGTGCATTCCTGCCTCCCGTAACTTTCTCTGAGTAATTCCATTGCTACCCACCAGATGTCATCGCATTTCTGGCGTATAGCTACCCGCGCCTGTGCTTGCGCCAGACGGAAAACGTTCTGATTGATAGTCATGTGATTACCTGCTGATATCCCGAGGTGGGATAGGGTGGGTTAGTAGTTCATTGAGAGGTGAGGGACTTCGCCTTTGATTACCATCTCAAGGAATTTTGTTGCGGTTTCATCGTCAAATCCTGCTGCAGTCAGTGCCTGTAAAGCTTCGCGGTTAAATTTACGCTGATGCTCTTTGTTCGCCTGGCGCTTTAATTCTTCCTGCTTCTGGCGATCAATCTCCGCCAGTCGTGTGCGTTCGGCTTCCTCTGCCTTTCGCCGCTCCGCTTCAACTGCGGCCAGCTTTTCACGCTCAGCCTTCGCGATAGCCTCCTGCTTTTCACGCTCTGCGCGTTCCTGCGCCTCTCTGGCCTCGCGTTCTCGCTTAGCTGCCGCCTCGACTTCCTGTCGTGCTTTAAATTCCGCAGCTTCACGTTCCTGTTTGGCTTTCAGTTCCGCCGCCTCACGGTCACGTTGTGCTTTTTGCTCAGCTTCGATTCGTGCCTGCTCTGCAGCCTGACGCTTGATTTCGTTTTCATGCTCAATGCGTTTGCGTTCTTCTTCGGCTTTACGCAGGTCATGCAACTCATTCATCTGCAGTGCTTCTTCGTGGTCACGCTCAATTTGGCGAGCTAATTCTTCCGCTGCTACACGCGCCTTTTCTGCATCCTCCCAGGCTGTTACCGGTTTGCGGATTTCTTCGCTCAGTGCGTCGAGTTCATCCCGGCACTGTTTGCGACTGGCATCCACTTTTTTCGGCAGCTCTTTCAGCTCATCAACGACAGCCTTTCCGGCTTTGTCGATGTATGTTTTTGACTGCGTAACTTTGTAGGCCAGTGATTTGATAGCATCGCGATTCTTGGCTTTCGATAAATCAGTATCGAGTAATGCCTGCTCTGCTAATGATTTCTCCCGGATACCGGACAGCAGTACCTGAACCTTATCCGGCGCTGTAAAAAGGTCGAGCGCTGTCGCTGGCTCGATAACGACCAGTTCGTTTGCCATAATTAACTCCGTTTATTTATAGGGTGGGTTACTTCTGTGTGAAAGAGAGCAGGGCGGCTATTCGCGGCCAAGTGCTTTTTTGATGATGCTATTTAATTCAGATTGGTGTTTATCAGACAGATAATAAGCGCCGTTGATTCGGAGCAGAAAATCAATCATTTCCGGTGCCGCCGCCATCAGTTTCGCATTAGCTGTCGCTTTTTCCTTTCCGATGCTCTTTCCCATAACCAGACAAAGTGTTTTTCCGTCTCCGTGAATAGCACCACCTGCTGTTTCATTAAGGCCGTGGCTGTCTGCATGTAACCACGGCCCCGGCGTACCTTTAAATTCCATATTATTTATCCTTTGTACAATATTTTCCCCCTGGGTATATTTAAGAAAACCAAGGAGAGAAGATATGAACTTAACACCTGAACAACTTGAAGCAGTTATTGAGAGGGCTGTAGAAAAAGCCATCACAAAATCATTTATCAAGTACCTTAAAATTACGGTAGGCGTTCCTCTTGTATTAATTGCTGCGTTGGTTGTCTTTGCTATCGTTATGAGGACTTAATTTATATGCACTTCCCTGTGCTACGTGATGTCCGTTAATCGTCGTCGTTGAGCATCTTCGTGATGTCTTCTGGGGTAGGCTTCTTCCAGTTGGTTATCTGTCCGGTCTCAACATCAATATTGAGCATCAGATAATCGCCATAATGGTCACCGGGGAAGAAGTCAGGCACATAACCTTCATGTGACGCGAACTCGCCGCCGTCTGGATTGTGCAAGCTGCATGTGAAGCCATCACTCACCTTGATGCAGAGGCGCATTTCTTTTAACTCAGCCTCAAGGGCTATCGGTACCTCTATTATCATTTTTGTTCTCCGTTATCCCCGCTGCGGGGTGTTAGTCATTCAACCTAACGCCCTCGTGAAGGCGTTGGGGTGAAGTGCCTGCTTTTAACCACATCAGGCGAGGTGGTTCCGTCGTGCCCCCACAACAGAAAACAGTTATAATTAACTCACCCCCACAATATGGAAGTTAATTATGTTCGGTGAAATTCCAGCGGCTATTGCTGCTATCAGAGAAAGCCTTAATCTATTTAACGCCGTTAATGACGCTAAAAATCAGGCTGTTATTGATAATGCAGTCTATGAAATAAATAGAAAACTTCATGATATTCAAATGGAAAACACTAAGCTCTTAGAGATCATAAATGAGAAGCAGAAGTCGATAATGCTCCTTGAGGAGTCTCTCAGTGAAGCAAATGCAAAAAATGCTGACAAAGAGAAATGGCTTAGAGAGTCCGTTGATTATGAAGCGTGGAGCCCTATGCTTGGTACGACGATCTATCGTAAGAATCTTCCCGAAAATTCCATTAGCAAATATTCCTACTTTTGTGCTCACTGTTATGAGTCTGGAAAGGCGTCTGCACTTAGCATTAATTCGGTTAAAACTATCCCTGGTATTGGCGCTCATATTGCTACCCTTAAATGCAATTCATGTGGTTCGGTATATTTATCTCCGGTTTCTAAGTTGAAGTCTGGTTAACTCACCATAGCCCACTCACCGAATGGGCTATAATTAGTAGCTGCGCCCACACAACCCACCAGGCTATGCCCGCACTGTAATTCCGAAATCACCTTTCGGCTGCCTGGTCTTAACTCCGCTGAAAATCGCTACTTTAGGCAAGCAACAGTTATCACCAGATGGGTAATACTGCGTTGGTTTCAGTGTCAGCACCTGGCGTTCTTCTTTCGCTGGCGCAAACACTGAATCAAAAATCTCCTCCACTGAGCGGCTTTTAGGATTCGCTGCATACTCCTCACGCTTTCTGTCCCAGAACGCCATTTGCTTTGCTAACCGGCGGTTCTTTGCGTTGTCTTTCTTTGGAATAACAGTAATTGTTGCCATATTGCCTCCTGAGTAATTTTTGGTGGTATAGCGAATGCTGGCGTTACTCTGCCACAGCTTGCGATACTCTCCAGTCCCGACTCAGCTTGCATCTGTGGATGCGCTGCTGATTACTTTTGGTGCCGGTCGCTACACCCCAAAAACCACTCAGTGGGGATCTGACACTTATTCAGATCAGGTTCTAATTTTTTAAAGAGCTAAGTCCGTTTTATCTTTGGCTCCGTGCCGTTGATGGGATAAATATAACCAGCGGTGATAACTAAGTCAACACCGCAGGTGATAATTAAATTACTAGCGGTGTTATTTTGTTGATTTCACAGCCAATTTATTTTCAAGAAAATCGTCGCGATTGGACGCAGATCACACAGGCGGGGGAATTACGGGCACAAAAAAGCCCTCGCGGGGAGGGCTGGGGAGGGAAGGGTTACTCTTCGGTGATATGCTTGACGTAGACAATGGTAGCTGACTTTATTTCACCATCCCGCATTCTTGCGTTTATGCTCAACTTAAGTGGTTTTCTGTCCCATTCTGCTTTTTGAAGGATTTCTTTGTTCTCTTTTTCATCAAGAAAAACATCTTGAACAATGCACATAACGAGCTTGTCGGATGATACATCCCTCACCGTAACCTTGAACACATCTGGGTCTGAAGAATCAACCTTTTCTACTCGATAAACGCCATCGATACGTGTTTCAACGGTTTTCTTTCTGGCTGTTGATGATAGTTGTCTGGTTAACTCCTGATCCAATGTTAAATCATCAATTTCAATAGTTTTAGCGTTTGACAATGCTTTAAGTAAATCACCTTTTGCATCATCAGATATATCTTGCTGTTGTTGTAATTTTGTATTTTTATCAATGACTTTTTGCAGAATTTCAGTGCGCTTTGTTTCTTGTTCTGACATTATTTTCATTGTGTCTAGGAACTGCTTCTCACTTTCCTTTTTAACTTCAAGCGCCCTGACTTCCCTGCGCCCATCTAGGTATTTTTTAAATACAGACACCCCGCCCCATATCGCGGCAGTTCCAAGAACCGTGATGATTATTTCTTGTGGTGTCATTTTATCTATCAGCTCTCTGCCTATGTATTCCAAGAACCCATCAAAATCGATATTAATGATTGATGAACCAGCGGCAACAATAATTACTATTTCTATCGACTCTCGTTCTTCTTTTGATAGCCGTTTGTCAGGGTCGCCATAACGTAATGCGGCATAAGATCTATTGACCTGCTGTTGCATTTCAACAAATCCCTTCATTACTGAAGGGGTTATGCTTCCTTGAAATTTACTGCCTGTTAGCCTGAATGTTAGGTTCGGCCATCCATCTAACTTGATATTGGTAGGGATGGTTTCCCCCTCAGAGTATAGCTCTAAGTATTTGAATACTTCCTCTTCAGATTGAAGAGCTATGATATCTTCTTTCAAATCCATCCCCTAACCAATTAATGTTATTTTATATATTATTACAGCATTAAAATCACTTGTGTATTGATCAGTCTCACACCCTAAAACGTGTCGTCAGGCCACTGCGACTTAACTACTTTCCCGACTATCTGGCAGTTGCCATTGATAGGAATCAGTTCATAACGGGGGTTCAGTGGCTCTAAATATTCAATGCCTCCATCCCTGATCAGTCGCTTAAACGTGAATTCGTCGTTTAGCATGCGAGCCACACAGAAATCACCGAACTCAACATCCTCTTCAGGGTCAACAAGTATCAGCATGCCTTCCGGGAAGCTTGGTCTCCCGCCCTGCGGGGCAGTCATGGAATGCCCTTCAACCTCTAGCCAAAACGCCTTATTGCTGGCTTTCTTCGCTGTAGGAATCCAATCTTCAGCATCCCTGTCTGTGTATGAGTTTCCGTTTTCAGTAAAGCATCCGGCCTGAACTTTGGTGAAAAGCGGGTATGAATATCTATCGCTAACAGATTTTGATTTTTGTGATGCCAAGGCGTTATACATGGCCCTTATTTCTTTTGAAAGGGACGGGCTAAAATCATCAACTGACACATCAAGGGCTACAGCCAGCTTTGCTGCATTCTCTGCGTTGATAGCGTTAACCCCATTCAGTAATTGAGCAACTGCGCTCTGCCCCATGCCAATAGCTTCACCAAGAGACTCCTGGGATAGCCCAAGCTCTTTCTTTTTGGCGTCAAAAATCGCCTTTAGCCGCATAGCGTCGGCTACTTGTTCATCAGTGAGAGGTTTCTTTTTCATGAGGTGATTTTATTACCAATTGGAATATTTACCAATCACCGCAGGTGTTGACTATTTTATCACTAGCGGTGATAATTAATAAAAAAGGAGGAAGCATGGAAAGAATCCCGCTTACAACATTCGCCACTGAGGTTGGTCAACACAAAACAGCAGAAATGCTTGGCGTTAGACAGAGTGCAATCAGTAAGGCGATTTTAAAAAAACGAAACATCTATGTGATCAAAAAGCAGGACGGGACAGTTGAAGCAGAAGAAGTAAAAACTTTCCCATCAGGTAAAAACAATTAACTCAACCGCTCTTTACACAATTTAGCCCGTTCCGGATATGTGCTGGAACATTTTTCAACACAGCAACACCTCACAGGAAGTGAGCGAATAACTGTATCTCAATAAGGACATTATGAATTATGGAATTATCAAACGAACGCAAGTTTCGTGAAATCGAAACAAAAATTCTCAAAGGGATTCATTCAACCGGCGCGCGTGAAATCGCGCACAGAACGGGCATACACGAATCCCAAATCTCCCGGTGGCAGTCACCACAACATAAAGAAAATCTCAGCTTCATACAGCGCTGCGCTCGTTTACTGGCGGCAATTGAATATGAGGGCGGGGAAGACATGGTTGTGTTGCAGGGCGATGAGGCCAGGGCACTGATTCAGATGCTCGGTCATATCAGAACACCAAAAAGAAAAGCCCCGGCTGTAACCGAGGCTCAGGATCAAATTGAGTTAACAATCTGAACTACATTCAAACTGTATCAATAACCAGTGATTTAGGAAAGGGGAATATACGGTTTCCCCTTTTTGATACAGATAATGACGGAGTAATTATACATGAAACAACGGTTTAATTACAGCGCTGTGCACAAAAACAACGCACGTGACCGATTTAACCGAACAGTCACCGAACAGGGAATTAAGTGTATTCGCCAGATGTTTGAGGAAGCGAAGGTAAGAACGGAACACAGGGAAGAATTGCTGGGAGGTAAGCGGCATGGGTAACGTGTCATATGCACTACAGAAGCGCGTAGAGCAGCCTGTTAAATCAGGCAAGGGGTTTGCCTTTATGCACAGACAAATTGTTGACTGTGACTTTTACAGGAAGGATTCAGAGGCAGTGCATTTGTGGCTCCACCTGATCATGACTGCAAGCAGTAAGCCGGAAGTGGTGGAAACTGATATCGGTATGATTTCAATCGGTCGCGGCCAGATGATGAGAAGCCGCCCTGTTCTGACAAAAGAAACCGGTATTTCTGATAATAAAATCCGGTCACTTTTACGCAGTTTTGTGACAAAAGGCATGATCAGTATCGATGCCAAAAGTAAAAAAATCAGCATCATTACCGTGCTGAAATACGACGAATATCAGGGTCAAAATTGTCCGGAGAATGTCCGGAAGTTGTCCGATGCAAAACCAGTAACAGCAACGCCTGAACGGGTGGAGTGTCCGACGATTGTCCAAGAGTTGTCCTTATACAATAATATAAATAATATAACTACATCTAACGATGTAGTTGGTGGGCTTTCTGACGAAATCCACGAAGACCAGCCAGCAGAAATCAAATCTAAAAAATCACCACCGGTTCCCTACCAAGCCATCATCGACGCATACCATGAGATCCTTCCTGAAATGGCAAGAATCCAGGTTGTTCGCGGAACACGGAAAAATAAAATCCGATCGTTCTGGCAGAAATGCAACAGCGAGTACATGAAGTCACACAACAGACCGTTCACGCTGGAAAACTGGCGCGGATATCTGGGGTATATCTCACAGCACTGCCGCTGGATGACCGAAGTCAGACCTAACGGAAAGGGCGGCTTCTGGAGAGCCAAAAATCTCGATTACCTGATCACCGATGAGTGTTACACCGCCGTCAAGGAGGACAGAGCCAATGACCGGAAATAATTTTAACCAAGTTCCACAAAGCCTCGAGGCTGAGCAAAGTGTTATCGGCGCATTGCTGCTTGACCCACAGGGCGACAGAAGCCAGATGGTGCTATCCAGACTTCAGCCGGAAATGTTTTACCAGGCATCGCACAGGCTGATTTACGCAACAATCCGTGAGTTAAACCGAACCAGCAAGCCGGTCGACCTGATCACGGTAACTTCAGCACTGGAAAGCGCTGGTCAGTTAACACTGGCAGGCGGATTCTCATACGTCGCTGAGATCAACCACAGGACACCAAGCGCAGCCAATATCGTGGCATATGCCAATACGGTTCGCGATAAGGCCGTAGAGCGGCAGGCAATCGAGAAGGCCGGAGAAATACAACGGCTGTTTACCGAAGCCAGTGTTCTCAGCCTGGCAGAAAAAATCGATATGGCTCAGACGATGCTGTCCGATGTGGTGGAGAGTAGCAAAACCGGCCGGCAGTCAGGACTGACGAATATATCTGCCGTGCTGGATGAGTGGGTTATCGAGGTTGAGGAGCGATTCAAAGATCCCGATGCTAACCGTGGCCTGAAGACTGGCATTGCGCCACTTGATGCCATGCTTGCGCCGAAGTTCATTGTTCGCGGCTCCCTATTCGTTGTTGGTGCGCGTCCGAAGATGGGCAAAACCACAGTCCTGACCGAAATGGCTAAAAACGTTTCCGATTCCGGATTGCCGGTAGCGCTGTTCTCGATGGAAATGACCAACAAGCAGCTGGCCGAACGAATGATCAGCCAGAAATCTGGAATCAGTTCCAATGCCCTGTATGACAGCGGTGATGAGTACGAGTGGGGGCTTATCAGCAAAGCCATGGGTGAGTTAAGTGAGCGCCCTAACATCTGGCTGGATGATACTCCGGGAATGACGCTGGCGCACATTCAGGCCGAGTGCCGGAAACTGAAGCGCAAGACAGGGAAAATCGGGTTTATCGGTGTTGACTACCTGACGTTGATGAAAGCAGGCAAGGCAGACCGGAACGATATCGCATACGGCGAAATCACGAAGGGTCTGAAGCAGCTGGCAAAAGAACTCGATACCACCGTTGTTCTGCTGACCCAGCTTAACCGTAAGTTGGAAGACCGGGCAGACAAGCGGCCTATGCCAAGTGACAGCCGCGACACCGGCCAAATCGAACAGGACTGCGATTACTGGCTGGGTATCTACAAAGATTCAGTCTACAACGACAATGCCGACAAAACTCTCACAGAGCTGATTGTGCGCCTTAACCGGCACGGCAAAGCAGGTACGGCATACGTCGAGCAGAAAGGCCTGTGCATGTTTGATATCGACCAGACTCAGGCAATGGTCAGAGCCGAACCGCCGGCGCGGCATAACCCAAGACAGAAGGACTTTTGATTATGGCGGCAACAACGATGATGCAGTTGCTCGACAGGTATAGATGGCAGGCACTTATTTTGGCTGACAGACAAGCACCGATTGATGGAAAAGACGAAATGTTATTTCACAGTCTCCACCTCAAGCATGAAAAAAAGCTATACCCACGCGGCAAAACGTTAACCAACCTGATGAAGATTCAGCGGGAATTTATCAAATATCGCCGCAGTGAGGAATATTTGCAAAAGCTTTGTGATGACTACGCCGCCAAGCATGATGGAGCAACCAAAATCCAAGAGGAACCATAATTATGGAACCAACGGATTTTGAAAAGTGGTGTGCGGGGGAAATGAGCATACCACTAGACGGCGTCATACGAAGCAGATTTGGCGACGGATATAAATACACCAGCATTCACACCAGATACCGCGCCTACATGGCCGGAGTTCACAGCAGACTGCCGTACCAGACACCGCCAAAAGGAGATGAAGATGAGGGGAACAACGCTGACTGATTTAAATAAGGCGTACAGCAAGCAAGGTCGCTATATCGCAGTCCGTTACATTCGGGAGCAGAGCCATTTTTTCAAAGGCAAGACGGATTCGGTATTTTTTGAATGTCATTGCGCAGCAGAAAAGCACCAGCCGAGAGGACGGGCATACCAGCGGATAATCTCACTTGAGAACGCGGCAAACACCAGACGCTTTGCTGAACTACAGCGCATGATAAAGGAGTCCACCAATGAAATGGATTAAGAAAAGTGAATCTCCGCCAGTGGATGAAGGAAAATACCTTGTCTTTGGTTCTCACGGAAGGACTACCGCATGGTGGAAGCCGGATATCAGGAAATTTTGTGATGCAGAATCCGGAGAGAATGAAGGCATGCAGGACTGGGATGGCGAAGTATACCTTGTCACGCACTGGATGCCATTACCAGAGAAACCACAACCACCGGAGGAGTGATGAAGTATTTCAAACAATATCCGGTAACTCTCAGACACTTTTTTGACCGGCCAGCGTACGCCGCCGCAGCTGGATATGACTTCAATTTCTTCGACTGCATGGCGTTTACGGCGCATAAATATGTCGAATGCATGAGTAGTTACAATTGGTTTTTCTGGCTGGATACTGAAATCAGAGAGCTGCCATTCACAGCTATCACATTGTTAACCATGATTTTCATTGCAGTGACAACGCCGTTTATTTATCCGGTTTATGGTGTGGCTACATACGTTATGTGCAGGAGAGCGAAAAAAGTGAAGCACACCGAAATCATCGACAGGAACATTACCGGCTGGTTAATGAGGTTCAAATGACAGAGAAAACACAGGATTCGGTTAGCATTTGGCGGGAGCTCATCTCTTCCGCAAAAAGAAAATATGGATGGTGGGAATGTTGATATGACAGAGAGAACACAGAAGCTTAAGCCATGTCCTTTTTGCGGACACGCGGTGAAGTGGTGTGGCGAGAATGAACCAGACCCAGAAGATAACCATCCGTGCTCACACATCGAATGCACGAATGCCGATTGCGGGCTGGATGTCAGCTTTAACCACCACAACGAGATATACCCAGACGATACCGATGACATGACGGTTAATGAATTACTTAAGATTGACCGAAATCATGCAGCGGAACGCTGGAACCGCAGAGCACCACAATGTGAGAAGGAGTAGGGGGTAATGTGGAAAACTTCTGCCTGCATGAATCCAACAAAAAACTGTTTTACGAGCAACTGAAATCACTACTGAGTACCCACCCGAAGTTAAGTATCACCGCAAAACCCTACCGCCCGAAACGAAGCCTTTCACAAAATGCACTCAGCCATGTCTGGTACAAAGAAATCAGCGAGTACCTGATTCGTGCCGGCCGGCCGTTTTGCACTGAAGCATGGGTGAAGGAAAGCCTGAAGGCGACATATCTCGGATTTGAAACCACTGAGTACACCGATGTTATCACCGGCGAGAAAACGCAGCGTGAGACGCTCAGACGCACTTCAAAACTTGATAAAGGGGATATGCATTACTTTCTTCAGCAAGTCGAATCATGGGCTGCGCAGTTCGGTTTAATACTGACTACGCCGGAGGATTCGGAGTACATGAAACTCAAAAGGGAGCAGGACGCATGAAAAGAACCTATATCAAAACCGCCGAACAGAAACAGGATGTATGCCTGCGGCTAGTCCGGAATCTTCGGCAGCTGGACAGCTTCACTATGAAGATGGCTTCATTGTCTGCTGAGTTAAATATCGTGATGGCGACAACGTTCGTCAAAATGATGGAAGACATCGGCAGTGTCCACGTGAGCCACAAACGCGGAAAGCAGGTCTATTACGTTTTTGATGATTATGCCGTATCAAAAATTAAGGCTCACTTCAGCAACTTTCCCGATAAAAGGCGCAAGGGGGAGAAAGCGTCGGTGCCTGATCGGGAGGTGCGCTGTGGGTGAGAGAAACGGAATATACCAGCGAATCAGCGGTGATCAATATCGGCATATTTGGGTGGTTGGCGACCTGCACGGATGCTATCAGTTACTGATTGATAGGATGCAACAAATTGATTTTGATAAACAAACTGACTTAATCATTTCTGTAGGTGACCTGATAGACAGGGGTGACCAAAACGTCGAGTGTTTAGACCTGCTCAATGAAAAGTGGTTTACGGCTATTCGCGGCAATCATGAGCAAATGGCGATTGATGCCCTGTTCAATGGCGGCGACGTCAATAACTGGCTGTATAACGGCGGGAACTGGTTTTTCCTTCAGGACTACGACAAAGAGATTTTATCTCGGGCATGTCTGGCGAAAGCCGAAAAACTGCCCCTGATTATCGAGGTCATCACGAACGGAAAGAAGGTTGTAATAGCCCATGCTGATTATCCATCAGATGAATACGAGTTCGGGAAACCAGTAGATGAGCAGGCCGTTATCTGGAGTCGTGAGCGCGTTGCTGACGACATGCCACGGGAAATTAAAGGTGCTGACCTGTTTATTTTCGGGCACACGCCAATGATTAAAGGTATCGGAAAGAGAGCCAATCAGGAATATATCGATACCGGCGCAGTATTCGGCTATGGCCTTACGCTGAGGAAAATACAATGACATGCCAACTGTGCAGTAAAGAACTGGCCGACGATGAAACATGGCTGTGCGACCAGTGCGCCAGTGAATGTCCGCATCTGGAAGTGGTCGAGAAGATAAAAGGAGATGGTGATGCCGAGAAGAAGGATTAAGTACATGCATAAACACAAATATCCGAAAGGTGAAAATAATACCGGCGGATCGCATAAACGGGACGGCATTGAACAGGCGACACGATATATCCCGTTCGTATTGTGCTGGGTGTTGTTCGTTCTGGCTATCGGCATCAGTTTATCGTGAGGTGAAATGTGGCAAAGGCAAAGCAGCCAAAGCCTAAGAAATGTAAAGTCTGCGACAAAGAATTCCTTCCCTATCTATCCACTAAAAAAGTTTGTTCCATCCCGTGTGCCATCAAGTTTGCAGCCAGTGAAGTACAGCGAAAGGTTGAAAAAGAACGCAGGCGGCAGGACTCCATTGAGCGCAAAGAATTACGCGAACGGAAAGACAAACTCAAATCCAACAGCGATTTAGCAAAAGAAGCTCAGGCAGCATTTAACAGATATATCAGGGCGCGTGACCGTGGAAAGCCTTGTATTAGCTGTGGATGCAATTTGGTTGATGCTTCCGGGTATCTGACGGGAAGTGCTACAGACGCAAGTCATTACAGGTCAAGAGGTGCGGCAAAACATCTCAGGTTCAATGTTTTTAATGTTCATTCATCGTGCACCAGATGTAACCGGCAGCTGAGCGGAAACGCTGTCGAGTACCGAATCAGGCTGATACAGAGGATCGGTATCGAAAGGGTTGAAGCTATCGAGTCAGATAACTCACCACGGAGATTCAGCAATGAATATCTCAGGCGGGTTAAGCAGATATTTGCAAGGCGGGCCCGGTGGTATGAACGCAGGCGGAAACTGATGGAGGCGGCGTAATGTTCACAGACATAGCGGCGGCAATCGAAGAAGCCAGGTGGCTCAGGCGTGAAACAAAGCATCACCACGTAGTCACACAGAAAAGAGACGGATATCTCAAGGTTCGACAGGAAGTCGGCGAAAGCAGGGAGTTGCTACTGAGGAAGGTGTTCAGCACCAGGTACGACTGCCACAAACACACTGTTTTGCCGGAGGTAAGATGAGCTATATCGGAGAAAAGGAACTCACCAAAGAGCAACACGACTGGTTGAATCAGTGGCTGGAGTTGTGGGGGGCGTGGGTATATTCTGGTCGTATTGATATTCGCATGATCAACATGATTTATAAATTCATGCAAACAGCAGAGCCGAGTAAAAACCCATCAAGACCTATGTGTAATGACGATGAAGGAATGTTGATTTCTCAGGTCGTAGATTCAGTCATCGCCACTGACACACAGGCTTATGGAATATTACTAAGTTATTACGCTCATGGTTCATCTAAGTTGTCGATTGCATCTTACTATCACAGAGTTGCAAAACCACGCAAAATGCAAACCAAGGGTGGCAATAGATTTAAAAAGCCATCACTTGGAACTTGCAGAAATGATGTTGATGCAAAACTCAAGGCTGCACAGTGGTTATTGTACGAACCTCTGCGAAATGCAATGAATAATCGTAAACATGTAGCTAAAGTGAAGAAAATAACTGAACTTTGCTATTGACTTATAATATCAAATTAGCAATACTAATCAGGTAAGTTGCTTTACGTGACTCTTAAGTTTGCTTACCTCATTCAAGACCTCGCTACGGCGGGGTTTTTTTGTTATCTAGCACACTCTTCATTTTGGAGAGTTGTGTGATTAGGGACACCAGATATCCGTCGACCAAAACATCATCTGGTGTCCCTTTCTATATCAAATTTTGAGCAATCAAGGCCTGTGCGGGGTAATTGGTATAAAAAGCTCGGTCGCCAAACTTCTGCTTTTTATCTAATTAATTCCGCTTCTCTAATCTGGTGTAATCCCACTATTTTAATTCCCCCGAATTCGAGGGAATAAGTTTTTGATATTTATCCAGAGTGCTTATTTGCATTGTGGTAATCCAACCATCCGGAATTACCGGATAGTTCACATATTCGGTTATTCCGAACAACTGAATTACGGAGTCGTTAATGCGAAGTAAAGCAATAAGACGCCATCACGAGAAACGCCTCAAATCCAAGCGCAGTAAATATTACAATGCCGGACACGCCACTAAGCGCAACATAGGCATGTGCTACCGCACTCCCGCACTGTGTGGTTGCTGGATGTGCGCTAATCACAGAAAAGTATTCGGCATGAGCATCAAAGAAGTTCGTGACCGGCAGTGCTGCATTGATACTGAGCAACTGCTGCAAAATATGCAGTAGTTCAAAATATCGCAGGCCCACAGTCCCAATAGATAAATATTCCAAAGGTCGCCTTGTGCGGCCTTTTTTCATATACGCCGCCACAGAATCCTGAACAAACAAACGTAATCAGCGCAGAGATACTGTGCGCGGCACCCTATTATCTAACCAGCCCCAAGCTAAGGGGGAGGTATGCGTAAAATGCCCTATAAAGACCCCGGAAACTACAACTGGCTTGTGGGAATGCTCATTAGCATCATGACTCTTCTCGGCACTGCCGCAAGCTGCGCCTACAAGGTGCTTAACGGAGAAAAAATAAGCTGGGGATTTTTCTTTCTTCAGGTGATTGTCTCCATCTTTGCCGGTGCGATGGTGTATCTGGCCTCCAGTTATTACCAGTGGGTGCCGGAGCTGGCAGGCGGCATTGCTGGTCTTGCTGGCTGGTCTGGCGCTGAACTGATTAAAACCCTTGAGAAGCGACTTTTACGGAAGGTGAGTGATGACTGAGCCAAAATGGATTACTGAAGCCCGGAAAGAAATCGGTGTATCAGAGCACACAGCAGCAGGTTCAGCAGCTGTAGACCAGATGTGGATTGATAGCAAACTGCGCGGGCTGGTTGGCACTGCGCGTAAAGTGCCGTGGTGTGCAGGATTTGTTAATGCCTGCCTGGAGCGTGCCGGTATTCGGTCGACCCGCTCTGATTCTTCCCGCTCATATCTGGCGTTCGGAAAAATGCTGACACAGCCTGCATACGGTTGCATTGTCACATTCTCCCGTACTGGCGGAGGCCATGTTGGTTTCGTGGTCGGCAAGACAGAATCAGGTCAACTGATGGTATTGGGTGGTAATCAGTCAGACGCGGTAAATATCAAAGCATTCGGTACCGACCGCGTTACTGGTTACCGCTGGCCGTCAGGTGTTCCGGTGGATAATCGTCCGCTGCCGATTGGTAACGCCGCGCTGTCAGTGAAAGAGTCATGATATGGACACTAAGACAAAAATAATTGTGGTGATTTTTTTTGCCATGGTGACTGTGATTGTATGCCTGGGTAACTCACTAAGTGATGCCAGAAAAGAGCGTGACTCGCTATCTGAAAAACTGTCAGCCCAGCAGGTGATTAATACCACCACATTAACCGCAGTCGCCACCTTTCACCGTATCTCTGGAGAAACCATAGATGCCAAGCGGAAAAACACACTGGACGCACAGACTGCCAAGAAAGACGTCAAAGTTATTCTTGTGGGTAATGACTGTGCTTCCGCTGATGCTCCTGGTGCTCTCATTGACCGGATGCGGCAGTACAAAAACTGAGTATGTATCAGCCCCTCACGTTCCAATCCCTGCAAGCCTGACAGCTGACTGCCCGATACCCGATATCCCCGACAAAATGACGTGGGGCGATATCGCGGAATACAACATCGAACTGATGTCAGTAATTAAAGCATGCAATCTGGATAAGCGGGCAATACGGGAGATAGAAAAAGCGAGGCTAGCCCCGCTTTAACTAATCACCCCACCTTGCGATAAGGGTATCCGGCTTTTTTAATGTGAGCATCAAAATACTGGCCTTTTGATGATGCGTTCATTAATCCGCTGTGAATATGCGGAGGTACACCGGAGTACTGATAAATGCCACTACTGTGGAACGCAATTTCCAGCACGTGAGTGGCAGGGTCATAACCAACTGAACGAAGGTTTGAAGATGAAACAGGAACACGATTCAATTTCTAAATCTCCTATCATCGGGAAAAGTCCCGAGGAGATAGTAGAGCATTTCAATAAATATAACTTCGTGGACGATCACGGACACCGCCTTGAGTTTTGTCAGGACTTCATCGACTTAATCCGGGCGGCAACAACGCCTCGCTAAATAGCGGGGCTTTTTATGGAGAAATACTATGGCAGCTCAAGGTTTCGATAACCCGAGTAAGTTTTACGATGACGTTTTGAAAAACGCTCCTCAGAAATAACCCCGACAAGGTTAGATAATTTGTTAAGCCAGTAAAGAGGTGATCCAAACTATCTTGACATGCCGGAACAGACGGAAGTGACCAAAGTAACGTAGTGATGCGTGATGATGGTTGCGAACCAAATTCAATAACGGAGCATCATCATGTTCACAATCAAAGTAACCACCGCATCAGGTAACGAAGTCATTGAGTCCGGCTATGGCATTCAGTGGTCACCGTTGGCGCATAAGCTGAATTACACCGATCACAATAACTGCGGTGATGACCTCACATTGCAGCCTGGTGACAAAGCAGAAATCATCAATAGCGCCGGTAAAACGGTAGCCCATTACGTAAACGACTCCAAATAACCAGCACTTTGCGCAGCGTTGTCGCGGTATAGCGTGTTAGCAATGACTCATCCTCCTTTTGTGACGAGCGCATGCTGATAGTCGAAAACAACGAATCCGGCATTTATTCATGTTGCGTAGTGGCAACGTCAGCCACCGGAGAAGAAACGGCGTGACCATGGAGAGACATAACACTTATCTCAAAAACTACAGGTGCAAAAATGACAGAAATCACAGCACAGCATCAGATGCGTCTGGACTTACTGCGACTGGTGAGTAATGACACCGCCGCAGCTCAGGCCGCTATCGAGTTCGTTAAAGACGATGCGCTCAAGTTTGAACTTTTCAAAGACGCATACCACAAATGCCAGACTGAATCACAGTTTGTTGCCAGGGCACAAAAGGCAGCAAGAGAAGCACAGGAAGCATTAGACCTGTTCGCATAGCCAATTACACAGCTCATTTCCGAGTGGGCTGGATAATTGATTAAGGGGGATATATGGCAGATGAATTGAATGAGCAACAAACGAGATTCTGCCATGAGTACATTGTCGATTTAAACGGTACTCAGGCAGCAATCAGGGCTGGGTATAGTGAAAAATCAGCCGCACAGATAGCAAGTGAAAACCTTAGAAAACCTCATATTAGAGCGCACATAAAGAGATTGGCCGCGGAACGTAATGAGGCTGTTGGCCTAAGCTCGCAGTTTGTTATTGAGGGGATAATTAAAAACATCCGTCGGTGCGAACAGGGGGAGAAGGTTACATATCCAAACGGGGAACCAGTTTTACATGAAACTGATGACGGGGAGTTAAACGCCGTTTTCCGCTACGACTCATCGGCGGTTCTGAAAGGATATGAGCTGCTTGGTAAGCACCTTAAATTATTTACTGACAAGGTTGAGCACTCCGGGTCAATTGAGACCATGTCAGACGAAGAAATAAATGCAAGGTTAGCAAAGTTGGTGAGGCTAATAGATGGACCAGTTAAATCGTGACCAGAAAGTTGAGCTTCTCCGGCTCCTTGAAGAAAAAGCCCGTCGCGCCACCGTCTACCGCTATAAAACCTATTACGACACCCGTTATCCCTGGCAGAAGAAATTCATTGCCCTCAGTAACGAGTATTCACAGATAGCACTCATTGCAGCGAACCGTGTCGGCAAAACAGACACAGCGACATACATCGATGCTATTCATGCTATGGGTGATTACCCTGAAGATTGGGACGGATACAAGTTTGACCACGCTCCGCTTATCTGGTGCCTTGGCTATTCCGGCGAAAAGTGTCGCGACCTGCTACAGGCTCCAATCCTTGGACGTAAAACAGATAACGGCTGGGAAGGTGGGTTGATACCCGGAGACAGAATAATCAGCACAGAAGCTGCTCAGGGTGCAGCAAATGCTGTTCGCTCCGCATACATCCGCCATAAAAGCGGGGATATAGCAAAAATACAGTTCTGGTCGTACTCGCAGGGTCAGCATGCTCTGATGGGTGACAGTGTTGATTGGTTCCACATCGACGAAGAACCGAAAGACCCGACGATTTACCCGCAGGTGCTTACCCGTACCGCTACCGGTGACAGGGGGAGAGGTGGGCGCGGCATTCTGACATTTACGCCAGAGAACGGACGGACTGATCTGGTTATCGGATTCATGGATAACCCGTCACCGGCTCAGGCTTGCATGAATGTCGGCTGGGATGATGCTCCGCACCTTAGTGAAAAAGTCAAAGAGGATTTGCTTGCCTCGTTTCCGCCTCATCAGCGTGATATGCGAACGAAAGGCATCCCTATGCTTGGTCATGGGCGTATCTATGACTTGGGTGAGGACTACATTAAGTGTGACCCGTTCCCGATACCTGATCATTGGTTTGTTATAGATGGTATGGATTTTGGCTGGGATCACCCACAGGCTCATGTTCAGCTGGCCTGGGACACTGAGAACGAAGCATTCTATTTAACCCGGGCATACAAAGCCAGACAGGTTTCTCCGGCAGAGGCATACAGCGCAGTTAAGCAGTGGGCTGACAACGTTCCTACGGCATGGCCTAACGATGGCCTGCAGACAGAAAAAGGTTCGGGGCTGCAACAGAAATCATATTATGAAGAGGCCGGATTTAACATGCTGCTCGACCCTGCACAGTGGGAAGATGGCAGCAGGGCTGTTGAGCCTGGTCTGTTCGAAATATACGACCTTATGCGGCGCGGAAAATTTAAGGTTTTCTCGGGGCTGCGTGACTTCTTCGAGGAATACAACTTTTATCACCGTGACGAGAAAGGCAAGATCGTGAAGGTTCGTGATGACATTCTTGATGCCGTCCGCTATGCCTACATGATGCGCCGTTACGCAACCAGATACGCAGATATACGCAATCCTCCAGAGGACGAAGATATCTACGTCCCTTCATCTTCCAGTTGGTGACTATGGCTGAAACATTACAACAAAAGCATGAGCGTATAATGCTCAGGTTTGACCGTGCGCACTCACCGCAAGAGGATGTGAGGGCGAAGTGTATTGAAGCAACGCGCTTCGCTCGCGTCCCTGGCGGTCAGTGGGAAGGGGCAACTGCTGCCGGCACAAAACTTAACGACCATTTCAAAAAATATCCTAAGTTTGAAATAAACAAAATATCCAACGAACTTAACCGGATCATCAGCGAGTACCGTAACAACCGGATAACAGTAAAATTCCGACCTGGTGACAAAGAAGCAAGCGAAGATTTGGCGAATAAGCTCAACGGATTGTTTCGCGCAGACTATGAAGAAACAGACGGCGGAGAGGCGTGTGATAATGCGTTTGACGATGCCGCCACCGGTGGCTTTGGTTGTTTCAGACTGACGACGAACCTTGTCAATGAGCTTGACCCAACCGATGACCGCCAGCGTATCTTTATCGAACCAATATATGATCCGTCTCGCTCAGTCTGGTTTGACCCTGATGCAAAGAAATATGACAAGTCAGATGCTGCGTGGGCTTTTTGTATGTACTCGCTGTCTGCCGACAAATACAAAGCGGAATACAACAAAGACCCGGCAACGTTAGATATTGGCATCGGCAGGTCATGGGATTATGACTGGTACGACAATGATGTTGTTTACATCGCCAAGTATTACGAAGTGCGCAAAGAATCTGTTGATGTGGTCGCATTCAGAAACCCATTTACCGGCGAGTCAGTGACCTACGACAGTGAGCAACTGGAACAGGTGCAGGATGAACTTGAGGAAATCGGGTTCATTGAGGAAGCGCGCAGAACAATTAAGCGCCGCCGTGTTTATGTCTCTGTTGTAGATGGTGACGGGTTCCTTGAGAAAGCACAGCGCATACCAGGTGAGCATATTCCGTTAATACCGGTATACGGCAAGCGGTGGTTTATTGATGATGTTGAGCGGGTTGAGGGGCATATTGCCAAAGCAATGGATCCTCAGCGCCTGTATAACCTGCAGGTTTCTATGCTGGCAGATTCTGCCACGCAAGACCCCGGGTCTGTTCCCATTGTTGGCAAGTCGCAGATTAAGGGGCTTGAAAAGCATTGGGAAGACAGGAATACAAAAAGACCTGCATTCCTTCCTCTCAATGAGACTGTCGATAAGCAAGGCAATGTAATAGCTCCGGCGTCGGCCATTGGCTATACGCAGCCTCAACCACTTAATCAGGCAATGGCCGCACTTTTGCAGCAGACAGGGCTTGATATTCAGGAAGTTACAGGTTCAAGCCAGGCTATGCAACAGATGCCAAGCAACATAGCCAAAGAAACAGTAAACAGCCTCATGCACCGGTCTGATATGGCCTCGTTTATCTATCTCGATAACATGGCGAAAAGCCTGAAACGAGCAGGCGAGGTATGGCTGTCTATGGCTCGCGAGGTGTACGGGTCTGATCGGCAGGTTCGCATTATCAATGAGGATGGCACTGATGATATTGCACTGATGTCGGTTTCAGTCAAAGACAAACAGACCGGCCAGGTGGTAGCCATGAACGACCTGTCAGCCGGACGCTATGATGTCACCGTTGATGTCGGCCCATCATACACAGCAAGGCGTGACGCTACCGTTTCGGTACTCACCGGTCTGCTTTCGGGGATGCTTCCGCAAGACCCTATGCGCAGTGTTGTTCAGGGTATTATTCTCGACAACATGGACGGTGAGGGCCTGGATGAGTTCAAAGAGTACAACCGTAAGCAACTTCTTACCCAGGGAGTTGTCAAGCCCCGAAATGCCGAAGAGGAGCAGGTCGTAGTTCAGGCTATGCAGCAGGCGCAGCAACCTAATGCTGAGTTGTTGGCGGCACAAGGTGTGTTCTTGCAGGGTCAGGCGGAAGTACAGAAGACGAAGAACGAAGAGTTGTCCATTCAGGTTAAAGCGTTCCAGGCGCAAACCGAAGCCAGAGTCGCAGAGGCTAAAGTCGTTCAGCTTCTCGCATCAGCTGACAGTACGAAGCGTGCTGAAATCAGAGAGGCGCTTAAAATGTTACATACCTTCCAGAAAGAACAAGGCGACTCATCCCGGGCGGATGCCGAGTTAATTCTAAAAGCAACTGACACGCAGCATAAGCAAAGCATGGACGTTGCAAAAACAATCCAGTCACAAAGTAATCAACAGTCTCCTGCGGACTTCCCGCAGAGTTAAGGGGTAAGAAATGGAAAATGAACTGATCATTGATGGTCAGGCTGTGCCTATGTCTGAAAATAACGACCCTCAGCCGCAGAATGAAACTGAGCAGCAGGATAACGGCAGTAATGTTGACACACCCACCTCCGTACCGGTTGCTGCAGCTGATAATGCGGGGTCAACTCAGGATCAGCAACCAGAGCAGGAGCAGGATTACTCCCTGCAGATTGGTGACGAAGAAATCCCATTAAACGATGACGATGACACTGTTAATGGTGAACCTGCCGCACAATGGATTAAAGACCTTCGCAAGGGATTTAAAGACACACAGAAAGAAAACCGGGAACTAAAGCGCCAGCTTGAGGAAATCACAGCCAGGCAGACGCAACAGCCAGCGGTAACCGATGAAGTTGTTCCGCCAAAGCCGACTCTGGAGTCGTGCGACTGGAACGATGAAGTTTTTGAAACAGCTCTGACAGAGTGGCATGAGAAAAAAGTCCGTGCCGAACGTCAGCAACAGGAACGTGTGCGGGCGCAACAGGAGATTCAGTCGAGATTCACTGAGCGTCTGCAAAAGCATAATGAGCGCGCCAAAAAATTGCCTGTGAAAGATTACGCAGAGATGGAAGAAGTCGTGCGCGTTGAAGTGCCGCCGCTGCAGCAGGAAATACTTATCCATGCAGCAGACGAAGGCACTGAATTGATTGCTTACGCTCTTGGCAAAAATAAAGAATTGCGCCAGCGGCTTACAGCTGAGAAAGACCCTATCAGGGCAGCATTCCTGCTGGGACAGATTAGCCAGAAAGTGAAACTGGCTCCTAAGCCCAAGAAATCACCTAAACCAGAGCCGGAAGTTAAAGGTGGTGCCGGCAATGCAGCCTCAGATGAATTTAACAAACTGTGCCCCGGCGCAATTATCGAATAAACAAGGTGTAAGAGATGGCGAATAACTTAAATTCAAACGTAAGTCAGGTAGTCCTGAAAAAATTCCTGGCTGGCTTTATGTCAGACCTGGTTCTGTGCAAAACCATCGACCGGCAGTTACTGTCCGGAGAGATTAACTCCAGCACTGGCGACAGTGTTAGCTTCAAGCGACCTCACCAGTTCCGTTCTGAACGTACTCCTGACGGTGACATTACCGGGAAGACAAAAAACGGCCTTATTTCAGGCAAGGCAACAGGCCGCGTTGGCGATTATATTACCGTCGGTGTAGAGTGGAAACAGATTGAAGAAGCTCTTGAGCTGAACCAGTTAGACCAGATCCTGGCGCCAATTCATGAAAAAATGGTTACAGACCTGGAGACCGAACTGGCTCAGTTTATGATGAACAACGGCGCACTGTCCCTCGGTACGCCAAACTCACCAATTGCCAAGTGGTCAGATGTGGCACAAACGGCAACATTCCTGAAAGATATCGGTGTTAAGGCCGGTGATAACTATGCAGTTATGGATCCGTGGTCTGCACAGCGTCTGGCAGATGCTCAAACAGGTCTGCATGCGTCAGATCAGCTTGTGCGTACTGCATGGGAAAACGCGCAGATTCCTGGCAACTTTGGCGGTATTAAGGCGCTCATGTCAAACGGCCTTGCATCCAGAGCACAAGGTGATTTCGGCGGAACGCTGACAGTTAAAACAGCTCCGGTTGTGGACTACACCGCAATCAAAGATTCCTATCAGTTCACCGTCACCATGACCGGTGCGACGGCGAGTAAAACAGGGTTACTGAAGGCCGGTGACCAGATTAAGTTTACTGCAACTCACTGGCTGAACCAGCAGAGTAAGCAAACTCTTTATAATGGTTCTGCGGCGATCAGCTTCACTGCTACCGTTCTGGAAGATGCAAACTCTGATGCAAGTGGGGATGTCACTGTTAAGCTCTCTGGTGTTCCTGTTTATGACGCAACCAACCCGCAGTACAACGCTGTTGACCGTAAAGTTGCAGCAGGCGATGAGGTTGTTGTTATCGGCACCGCTAAGCAGCAAATGAAGCCAAACCTGTTCTTCAATAAAATGTTCTGCGGCCTGGGCACCATTCCGCTGCCAAAACTGCACAGCATTGACTCAGCTGTCGCTACATATGAAGGCTTCTCCATCCGAGTACATAAATACGCAGACGGTGACGCTAACAAGCAGATGATGCGTTTTGACCTCCTGCCTGCATACGTATGCTTTAACCCGCACTTCGGCGGGCAGTTCTTCGGTAACGTCTAATCATTATCGTTGTCATCCAGGGGAGCTTCGGCTCCCTTTTTTTATTGAGGTGAATAATGGAACGTAAAAGCGTTTTTTTATGGGCTGATAATGATGCTGGTTATGTTCAGGCTGTCATTGTTTCAGACGACTTCCCGATTTTTAAAAAAATGGGATTTGTTGACTCTGCTGATGAGGTGAAAAAGCCGAAACCTCCAACCAAGAAGGCGGATAAACATGGCGATACCACTGACTAAGGGAGAAATTCTCCTGTTTGCGCTTCGCAAAGCCGGAGTTGCCTCAGATGCATCACTGACTGATGTTGAGCCACAATCTGTGAGTGATGGTATTAGCGATCTGGAAGATATGATGTCCGAGATGCAAATTAGATTTGGCGACCTCGGGTATATCTTCTCTGATGCTGACGAACAACCATCTCCTGATGATGATTCAGGGGTGCCGCGCAAATATAAGCATGTCATCGGCTATCAATTATTACTTCGCATTCTCTCCGATTATGGGCTTGAGCCGACACCAAGACAGGAGGCGATTGCGGCCTCATCTTATGACGCCTTGTTACTCGACACACTTAGCGTTCCGTCTGTTAACAGGCGGGGTGATATGCCGGTCGGGCAGGGGAATAAGTACACCACGCTGGGTAATGCCGGGTATTACGTAGAGGATGAAGGGGATGCCAAAGATTCAGGTTCCGATATCAAGAGGGCTGTCGAAAGATTTCAGGACTGCTGATTATGTCGACTCCCTGCCGGTGAATATGCTGGCAACGCCGAAAGAAGTCCTGAATGCTGCCGGTTATATGCGGTCATTTCCCGGAGTCGAAAAGGTTCGTGATGCTGACGGAGTGTCGCGAGGTGTCCAGTACAACACTGCGAAGAATGCTGTGTATCGTGTTCTCGGCGGCAAGCTGTATCGCGGTGACAGTGTTATCGGCAGCGTGTCCGGCAAATCCCGCGTATCGATGGCATACAGTGCAACCAGTCAGGCTGTTTTATCCGGCGGGAAAATAACGCAGTACCGCTATGACGGCGGAGAGAAGACGATCACCAACTGGCCTGTCGATACCGGATATATCCAGTATGATCTCGGTGAGGCGAGTGACGTTGCCAGGGTTAAAGGCCGGTATGTGTGGTCGAAAGCAGGCACTGACAGCTTTTTCATTTCAGACCTTGAAGATGAATCACACCCTGACAAATACAGTGGACAGTATCGCGCTGAATCGCAGCCAGACGGCATTATCGGCCTTGGTGTGTGGCGTGACTTCATTGTGTGCTTCGGCGCTTCCACGATTGAGTATTTCACACTTACCGGTTCGACAACTGTCGGCGCAGCGCTTTATATGGCTAACCCGTCATATATGGTCAGCAAGGGAATTGCCGGAACATTCTGCAAATGTAACTACATGGACGCGTTCGCTATCATCAGCCACCCGGCCAGCGGTGCACCGTCTGCTTATCTGGTTGACTCCGGCCAGGTTAAATCTATCGCCACGGCAACTATCGAGAAGATACTGCGCGGTTACACTGCCGATGAATTATCCGGCGGCATCATGGAGTCGGTACGGTTTGACTCTCACGAGCTGCTGGTCATTCACCTACCTCGGCATGTACTGGTATTCGACGCGGCAGCAAGCCAGAACGGCCAGCAATGGGCTGTGCTGAAAACCGGCCTGTTTGATGAGCCGCACCGGGCAGTTGATTTTATGTATGAGGGCAATCAGATTACCGTCGGTGACAAAAAGCAGCCGGTTGTTGGTCGACTGGTGTTTAATGCTTCATCACAGTATGACGCGCAGGCAGAGCACTTGCTGTACACCCCACTGATTAAGGCCGATAACGCCAGACTGTTTGACCTTGAACTTGAGGCATCGACCGGCGTTGCTCAGATTGCTGATCGGTTATTCCTGTCGGCAACCACTGACGGCATTAATTACGGCCGCGAGCAGATGATTTCTCAGAATGCACCGTTCCGTTATGACCAGCGCATTATCTGGAAGCGGATAGGCAGCATCCGCAAAAATGTCGGGTTCAAAATCAGGGTAATAACCAAAGCTCCGGTAACGTTGTCTGACCTGACAGTAAGGGCGGAATAATGGCTGACGAAAGTTTAAAAGACCCAATCACGGTGACTGCAGTCGGAATTAACGCTGCGTCGCTCCCTGTCGTGTTTTCCCCTGCTTACCGGATGTATGTGCTGTCTCAGTCGCTGGACTTCACCAGAGTGACAGGGAAGGCAAATGAGGCCGGTCAGGGAGCATATGATGCGCAGGTTAAAAATGATGAGCAGGATGTAGTACTCGCAGACCATGAGCACCGTATTCAGCAGCTGCGGATAGAGGTCGATGACCATGAGCTCCGCATTACGGCAAACACTAACGCAATTCAGTTGCTTGATGTCCGTCTGACCACGGCAGAAGGACAGATAGTCACACTGCGCAGTGATGTTGACTCCCTTTCCGGGAGAGTCACGAGCATAGAAAGCGACATGGTGTCGAAGTCTGCTGCCACTGACCAGGTTATTCAGTCCGCAGGCGGATCATTCATTATCGGCAATGCAGTAACTCCAACCACGGATAAATTGCAGGTTATCGGTGATGTTACCGCCTCATCATCGTACAAGGTCAGCGGCGTTAAGGTGGTAGGAAGTCGCGTTACCGGCTTCAATGCCGCAACCGGTTCGGCGCTGAAAGGTGCGTTTAATGCCAGCCAGGCATACACGGTAAGCGCTACATACACTCAATCAGAAGTACAGGCGATGTCTTCCGGCCTTACTGCTGCAAGACAGCGCATAAAAGCCCTTGAGGATGCCATGCGCTCACACGGACTGATTGACTGAGGTAATCATGATCAGGATAGACAAAAAAACCGGCTCACAGCTTATGAGGTTGTGGGGTGTTTTGTCGTGGCCGGAAATCGATGCGGAATACTGGCTTTGGCATGGGTGTTGTATTTTCGTGACCATTGACCACGGCGACAGCGTTGATCTCCATATGGCAATGCGAAAAAGCGATAGAAGGCGCTGCCGAGATGCAGTTTCTGAGATGCTGCACAAGATTGGTAATCGTACTGTTAATGCTCTGATAGAAGTTCAGTTCAAAAAAGTAGAAAACCTTGCGGTAAAAATGGGTTTTACCCGGGTTGGCGAATTTAAAGGTGTCAGGCTCGACGGGTCTGAGGTAAGCGTCATTAAGATGGTGAGGTGTATATGAGCTTTGTTGGAAAAGCATTGAATTCTGTTGTCGGTGGAATAACCGGAGCCAATAGCGCTGCGGATGCTCAGATTAACGCAGCAAATCAATCCAATGCGACATCTTGGAATATTTATCAGGATCAGAAAAATACAAACGCCCCGTTCTTAAAGGCCGGCCTGCAAGGACTTTCAGGGCTCCAGGGTATTGCGGGAAACCCGATAAACAGGGGGCAGTTGTTAACAGAGTATTTCAATTCTCCGGAATATAGGATGCTTGCTGATCAGGCAAGATACCAAGCGCTGAACTCAGCCGAAGCTACCGGCGGATTAGGGTCTACCGCAACCGGGAACAATTTGGCAGCAATAGCGCCACAGCTGGGGCAAAACTACCTGGGGATGATGACTGACCAGCAAAACAATATGTACGGTCAGTTACTTGGGTTGTCCAATGTCGGGCTGTCGGCAGCTGGGGCGAACAATGCGGCAGCTGGTAACTACTCTAATGCGTACACTAACAACATGCAGCAAATAGGAGCGTCTCAGGCTGGCAAAGCACAGTCAGGGTGGAATTCACTTATGCAGATTGGCGGTGTGGCATCAGGTTTCTTTTAAGGGGTGACTTATGGCGGTTGTACAACCAATTGATTATTCGGCATCAGGTGGCCAGGCGTTACTTCAGGGGTTGGAAGTTGGCCGTGCAATTCAGGGGATACGAGCTATAAGGCAGGAGCGTGAACAGGCGCAGATTGACCGCGATAATAACGCTAAATTTCAGCAGGAGTGGCAGCAGTCTTTTGGCGACCCGGGGAAAATGACATCACTTGCAGCCAAATACCCGGGGCAGATGGATTTAATAAAGTCAGGGATAGGATTTCAGAATGAGCAGCATCAGTTAGCCCTGGGTAATGCAGCCAGAGATCTGCGTGTTGCCATTGCTACAAATAATCCGCAGGCCGTCCAGCAGGTCGCTGTAAAACATGCATCGGTTCTGAATTCTGTTGGCTCATCTCCGGAAGAGATAATGCAGCAGCTACAGCAAGATCCAGGCGGTCTTTCTCGCATAGTTGACACTGTTGGCATGAGTGCTCTCGGTGTTAAGGAATATTACGATGTTGCTGGGGCAAAAGAAACCAGGGAAGAAACAGCACGGTCAAATCGGGCTGGTGAAGCGTTAACTGCCCGTCGTGATGAGCAGTCTAATGCGCGTGGTTGGGCTGGTATTAGCATTCAAAAGCAAAATGCAGATATCGCCAGAGAACGCCTTAACCTCGACAGAGAACTTAAAGGCCTTGAATATAAAGAAAAGGCTTTGGATCGACAGGTGTCAAAAGAAACTAACGAACTCAAAAAGGCTGAACTTGAACAAAAGCTTGATGGTATTCGAACCCAAAAAGAAGCAGCCAAGGCAGAGCGGTATGACACTGTTGCAAGTCAGGTGGATTCGGCAGACAGGGCAATAAAAACGGCACAGAGCATCATTAATTCACCTGGTTTTACAGGGTATTTTGGTGTGAACGTAAACCCGTTTGGTAGCCGTTTCTTACCTGGTACTGATGCATCCGACACTTCGGCCATGGTTGATACTCTGAAATCTCAGGGATTTATGTCCGGTATTCAGCAGATGCGAGGCATGGGCGCGCTTTCTGATGCTGAGGGTCGGAAGGTTATGGATGCAATTGGTAGCCTTGATTCAGGCATGTCAGAGAAGCAGGCAAAAAAATCAATTGAGGGAATTATCGAAACTTTCGAGCAGGGGAAAAAACGGTTGGAAAGCAGATATCCTGATGAATTCAGTAAATACTCAGGCGAACTTAACCAGAGTAAATACGGCTTGCCGATAGGCCACCAGGAAGGCGGGTATACGTATAAAGGCGGAGACCCTTCAGATAAAAATAACTGGAGCAAATAATTATGGCCGCACCATGGGAGAACTACCAAAATCAGGCCGCATCACAGCAATCTGAAAATGATGCCCCATGGCTTAAATACAAGCCAATTAGCCAGCCAGAGCCTGAAAGTGATTGGGTTGATGATCTGAAGTACGGTGTGAAAGAAGCAGGAAAATCAGTTGCTCAAGCTGGCGTTAACACTGCGAATATCATACCAGAAGTCGGTGATTCAATTGTTAGTGCAGCGGCATGGGCTGGTGAGAAAATCGGTCTTGGTGATGGTACGTATACCCCGGCAATGCGATTTTCACTTCCTGAAGATATGCGACCAGAGACAACAGGAGGGAAGATCGCCTCTGAGGTAATCCCGTATCTTGTCCCTGCTATGGGGCCAGAAAAAGCGGCTGCTGCTTTAGGTACTGCTGCCGATGCTGGTCGTCTTGAGCGCGGGGCTTCCAAAGTTGCCGATCTTGCTCAGGAAAACATTATTGGCGCACTTGCTCAGAATAGCCAGCGCAATGATTCTGGTTCGCTCGCTGCCGACCTTGGTTTGGGTATGACTGCATCCGGTGCGGCTCGATTGGTTACTCCGCTTATCGGTAAGGCATACAACGCAGTATCTCAGAAGGTAGGCGACATCCTCGGCAGAAACCCGCCTCCGCCGGGTGGTGGCGGTGCTGGTGATGTTGAGACTGTTCTCAGGCAGGCTGCGGCAGATAAAAATCCAGATCTTGCCAGCACGCTCAACGGTCTCGATGTAAAACCAAACGCCGAGGTAGCTGGAGCAGCTGAAAGGCTTGGCATGACAGACGACCTGTTGCCATCGCATCTTTCAGGTAATCAGCAGTACCAGGCGGTAGAGCAGGCAATTAAATCTCGCCCCGGCTCTGCACTTAAAGCACAAGAAGATCAGGCGATCATGAAATTGTCAGAGAATGCCGGAAGACTGATTGATGATGTTGCCAGTGTTCCTGATGCGCTATCTCTTAACCAAAAAGTGATTGGGCAGTTTGACGGCAGAATGTCAGCTCTGGAAGGTAAAAGCGATCAGCTTTACAGGCGTGTTGATAATGCATTGCCAGCTAACGCAAGAGTATCTGCAAACAACACAGCGGAAGCGCTGGAGAGGAAAGCGGATGAATTAGGCGGATGGGAAAACCTGGACACTATTGAGAAGAATGTGTTTAAGGCGGTCAACCCTGGTCAGGATGGTGTTCTGACGTATGCCAATCTTAATAAACAGCGCCGGTTGGTGGGGCAGGCTCTTTATAAAAATCGTGGGCCATATAAAGATGCAGACGAGGGCGCGCTCAAATATTTGTACCGGCAGCTATCTGAAGATCAGCGTGCTGCGCTCGGTGAGGTCGGAGTAAGGCGTGACTTTGAGGTTGCACAAAGACTGGTTCAAATGCGTAAAAACATGGAAGACCAGATGGTAGCTCTGCGCGGTAAAAACCTTACAGGCGATGTCGCAAATAAAGGCTCTCTTGCTGTAGCTTCGCTGGCTAAAGGTAACTCAAAACAATTTATTGATCTGATGAATAGCCTCCCTACCAGACAAATGAGGCGGGAGGTTGCCGGTGTGGCTATACGGGATATGTTATCAGCTGGAAAGCGCGGTGCCGATTTTAATCCGGCTGGCTTTGCTGACTGGTACCAGAACCTGAGAGCATCAGGGAACCTTCGGGTGCTGGCTAACCATATGCCGAAGGAGTTCATGTCAGGACTTCACGATACGTATGTGGTGGCAAACGCTATTCGCAGGGCAAAGTCATTCGAGATAACTACCGGAAGACTGAACGACTTCACTAAACGTTTTGATGCGGTTACTGCTCAATATGAGTTCGCAGCTAAGCATGCTGAAAAGCTTGGCTCTGTGGTTGGCGCAAATGCTGGGCCACTTGGTGCACTTGCGGGAGGTTCACTCGGTGCCAGGGTAGCTGCCAAAGCTAGGAAGCTCGGCGGGGCTGAATCAAGTGCCGCAGCTGAAAAACTTATAGCATCGACTGAGTTTCAGCAGGCCGCAAAAGGACTGACCACACCGGCACCACGCGGTCGGTCACGCATCGGACAGATGTTTGATGAGGCAAAATTAAGAACGTCTCAGGCATGGCGTGAGTTTTATGATGTGCTGCCAGTAAAGGACAAGCGCATTATCGCCAGAATGGGGTTTCTGTGGTGGCTGATGCAGGAAGATCAGGAAGAAGGGCAATAGCCCTTCTATTTCATATCGGAGATATTGTTAGATATATATTCTATAGAATTAGACATATCTCTGAGCTGGGAGTCTCTTTTTTCATTGCCTGACTTCACCTCATCTAATACATCGTTTATCGATAGGAATGAGGTTTTTGTATTGTGTATTATTTCTGATTGCAACTTAATTATGGTGGACAATTTAATACCTATCCATAACAGAGCAACAATAACCAATATTAAAAGTATCTCCAACTCATCACCCCGCTATTTAACTAAAGCTATTACTGCTGGAATTATTGCAGCTACTGCTATGGCAAGCCCGATCAGCCACTGAGTGCGGGTGGATGCTGTTTTTTGGTTCTCGTAACGTTCATCCAGCTTTACATCGAGCACAGAAAGAGTGGTTATAACTTTGTTCATTTGTGCATTTTGTTCTTCGCGCCAGTGAGCCATTTCCTCGCGCATGCCAGAGGCAATGGCTTGCACTTCAGCCTTGTTTTGAGCTAGTTTTGCATCTAGTTCTTCTCTGGTCATGTCAATATCCTCAGCCTTACTTTTTCTTGACTTAAGTATAGCACTAGAGCCCATTATACCAGACTTTTGGTTATTATTATTAGCAGCATCCGGCGCAGAACTTTTCACAGTGAAAGAAGGGATATCGTGCATCTGGTTCTGCATGCTCTCCCTAATCTCAGATGTTTCATAGTATTCTTGACTGATCACTTAATCACCTGACTTGTCGCTTTCGTCACCAAGGGATGCTTCATGTTGTTCTATGATGAACTGAGCCAACTCCAGAAGGGCTTTTTCGCTCATTCTTATATTAGCTATTGGATATCTGTTTAGCTCAGTTTCCGTGTTGTTTACCCACTCGGTTGCGTGTTTAAAGAAGGCTATTGAGCCTACCCGATTATCACCATTACCGTATGATGAGTAACCAAAATGGTCGGCATATTCATTAACGCAGTTGATATTATCTTTGAAGTTAATCTTGTTTTCGCTCATTTTTCACCTTTTTAATTTAATTACATTAGTTTCATGGAGCCTTTCATTTGTCCATGTATGAGGTCAAGGCATTCCTCGGCGCTTGCCTGTCGCCATTTACCAAAAGCATCACGCATGGCAAATTGATCCTCAAAACCAAGATGTACCGTGCACTGCCCGAATTCATCGAAGTACTCAATGGTTATGCTGTTTTCGTTGAATGGGTAGTATTCCTTAAATTCTTCAGCCATATCAATTACCCACTGAAGTTTAGATAACTGCATGAAAATTTCTTTGTTGTGGTCTTGGTATTTTTTCATTTTTGGCACTCACCGCCATCCAAGTTTACGATTTTCTTTATCCGATTAACTTCATATTCAATAGATTCTAACTTTTCCGCTAAGTCTGATATTGTTAAGACATGAATGTGGTTGTTTTTTTCAACCCACGCTTCCAGTGCTGCGGTCATCTCTTGATTTGATGATCTACCGTTAGCTTCAGCTAATTCAGCAACTCTGTCTCTTAACTCCGTAGGTATACGTAGATTAACTTGCGGATGTCTGTATTTTCGCTCTGTCATACCAGCCCCTATAAGTTTTTTATAGAGTAAGTAGGTATCTGTTGACTATCAATGCGTACCTATTTAATATGTATGCGTACCACATACAAAAGGAGACAAAATGAAAACACCAAGCCCATCATCAGTGCGCTTCCCCGATGAGATTGTGATTATTTTGCGAAATTTGGCAAAAAGTAATGATCGGTCTTACAGCAAAGAGATATTAAGCCGCGTGAAGCGCACATTGAAGCAGGATGGATTACTTAGTGAGTGTGACGCATAGATATACCCACATAAACGGCGAAGCCTCAGTTGCACTAACAACTGAGGCCCCTAAATCGCCAGAAACTTCGAGGTAACCGACATGAATAGTATATCAACAATCAACGTACCTTTCCACGGCGACAATTTGTATGTCGTCAATTACAACGGTCAGCCGTATGTACCAATGAAGCCAATCGTTGAAGGTATGGGATTAACATGGCAATCGCAGTTTGAGAAGGTAAAACAGCGGTTTAAATCAACCATCACGGAAATCGTGATAGTTGCCGCAGACGGTAAAGAGCGCAACATGATTTGCCTGGCTCTGCGTAAACTCGCAGGCTGGCTCCATACTATCAGCCCGAACAAAGTTAAACCTGAAATCCGCGACAAGGTAATCCGCTATCAGGAAGAATGTGACGATGTTCTGTATGAGTACTGGACTACCGGCGAGGTGAAGCCAAAGCACAAATCTACAGTGCAGGACAGAAACCCGTTAAAGAATGCTGTCAACCTGCTCGTCAGTAAAAAGGGAATGATGTACCCGGAAGCGTATTCTCTCGTTCATCATCGGTTCGGTATTGCCAGCATTGAGGAACTTGATATCGGACAGATACCGGAAGCAGTCGAGTATGTGCATAAGCTGGCTCTTGAGGGTGAATTCATTCCTAAGCAGGAAATGCCAATACCGGCAGCGCCGCAGATTACCGATGAAGACCTGATCACGCTCTGCTGGTCATGGATCTACCTTACTCTGTGTGTCGCCGCGATGGATGAGGTGTACCCGATTCTGAGGGCGGCAGAGCATCGTCTTGCTGGTCGCTACTATGACATGCCTCGCGAAGGTGCCAGAAATGCCAAGGGGATGAGGGAAATACTCGATAGACTGACCCACCATATCGAACCGGCAAGAACGGATAATTCCCGCATATTAAACAGACTTAGATTGGATTCATTACCAGCATAACCCGCAGGCCAAGGACGGCCTAAAAACAACCACAAATGCCGCTTAATTGCGGTTTTTTTACGCCTAAATAATTGTCGCCAGGTGCGACTACTCACGCTTGGAGAAAGCAATGTCAGAACAAATCATTCCTAATGTTGTAGTGAGCATGCCTTCGCAGTTGTTCACGCTTGCACGCAAATTCCAGGCGGCGAGTAATGGGAAAATCTTCATCGGAAAAATTGATACCGACCCGACTATCCCGGAAAACCAAATCCAGGTGTATCTGGAAAACGAAGACGGAACCACTGTACCGGTATCGCAACCGCTGATCATCAATCAGGCTGGATATCCGGTATATAACGGGCAGATTGCCAAGTTCGTTACCGTACAAGGCCACTCGATGGCTGTGTATGACTCCTACGGTTCACAGCAGTTCTACTATCCGAATGTGCTGAAGTACGACCCTGATCAGTTTGAACAAAGATTTAGAGAGGAGATTGATGAAAAGCTCCATGAGATGGAATCTGTAATCCAAGAATCACTTTCTAATGTATCCGAAGTTGTTGAAGGGAATACAATAAACTCAAATGAATACAAGGTATTAAATAATGATTTATTTTCTCCATTTGGTCATATGGGGATTTTGGTAACAGGACAGTCTCTGGCAGAAGGCGGGGTTGGTAATAATGTATTTCCGCCTGTAATGTCGTGTATGAATTACTGTGCAAAAACATTATCTCTCGGGCCTATCATGTACAGCGATAACACAATTGGCTCCGATATTATTGGCGTAAAGGAGCCTATAAGAGCATCAGTGTCCACGACGTTAACTGATGGGCTGATAACGAGATGTATTGCTGATAATGCGTATATTAGCGGTCAGGCATGGGGCGGCAAGAAATATGTTGATATCAAGAAAAACGGAAACACAGATCTGTACAACAAGTGCCTGGCCCAGGCCACACGATTTAAGGCACTGAGACCTTCAATTAATTATGGGGCGGTAGTTGTTATTCATGGTGAGGCTGATGGCTATGTTAACAACACAAATTATGCTGAAAATATAATTGAATGGCAGAAGGATTTTAATGCTGACATCTCATCTATAACAGGACAGAAAAATAAAATACCTATGTTTTTGTGCCAGACAGCAACAGCCGGTGGATATGGTTGGAATGGTGGCATAAATGACATGAATTTTCAGTCTCCAATTCAGCAACTGATCGCACACGAATCAAAGGGTGATGTATTCATGGTGTGCAGCAAGTATCACCTTAAATACGCAGACCACGCACATATTACAAATGAATCACAGGCCGTCCTTGGTGAGTATTATGCCAAGGCAATGGATTCCTATTATTCAACAGGAAGTTGGGAGCCATGCAGACCAGTAAGCATAATTCAGTCGGGCACATCAATCACCATTAAATTTACTGGTGTGGAGGATGGTCTTGTTTTTGATGTGTCAGCTGTAAAACCGGCTGAAAATAAGGGGTTTGCTTTCTCTGATGATAGTGGCGCGGAAATAATCGACGTTGCGATATCCGGTAAAGACAGTGTGGTCATTTCATTAAGCAAAACACCAACGACCAGTAAAGTTTTGGCGTATGCATACCATAACGGCGCAGGCGGCAGCGCTAACCAGGTTAGTGGCCTTGGTGATCGTGGAAATCTTCGCGGAACCAGTAAGCAGACATCTAAAACCACTGGCCTCAACCTGCACAACTGGTGCGTAATTTTCCGTAAGGAGTTTTAATCATGTCTCATATCATCCCAAAAACATACACCGGAAGCGGAATTACACAGAGACCTGGTGAGCTCGTTAATGACAATGGGGTTCCGGCTTTCGCCGGTAACCTGTTTGCAAGGAGAGAGCATTTTATAAGGAATGGATATTTCCAGACAAACATGACTAATATCACCGGCAGTGTGACTATTGTCGGAACAGACAGAAAGCAGTGTACCGACGGGTGGTATCTCAGCGTTGCAAATATGGTCACGTCAAGAGCAAGGAGATATGCTCACCAAACGACTGATGTCTATGCCCCTTTCTTTATTGAAATTGAGTACAGCGCTGACACATCAAAAGGTACAAGCTTTGTAGCGCTTGAGCAAACGCAATACGATGTGGCAAGGTTTGCCGGTAAGACGCTTGCATATTCGTTTTATGCCAAAGCAAATACACCATACACATTACAAATAGAAGTTAAATATGCCTATAACGATGCAAACTCAAGCACAGAGGAATCTATTCTGATTCCAGTGATGGTTGATATCGGAACATCGTGGGAAAAGCATGATGTGCGGATAGCGATACCTGAAGTCCATCCGTCAAAGCTGACTAAGATGACGAAAATGACACTGCGTCATTTTGTTCATTCAAAAGGAACCAGGCCATTTAATCAGGGCCCTGATAACAATATTGTCCACTTTGCTAACTTTGATGATGGGTCTCCGTGGGCGTATACAGACACTACAGAGCAAGAGGTTCAGGTTGGTAAGTATTACGAGAATACAACAACCGCCATTCCGCTTAGTGTAAATAATACTGGAGTTATAAGGGGATTTATCCCGTTTGTATTCCCCAAGGCGTACCCTCCGGCAGCATCACAAATTACAGTAAATAAAAGCGCCACGGTCGCTACGCTTTCCATTTCATCGGTGACTAAATACGGTTTTCAGGTTACTGGTACTACAGTAAACAATGAGAATACTGTCGCGCTTGTATATGGTTTCGTTGTTGAGATTGGGTACACATAATATACGCCGTCACTCCCCCTCATACTCAAACCCGCGCGGAAGACTTTTCCCGATCTCCCTGTAGTGCTTTAGTCTCTCTCTGAAGTACGGGCGTAAATGCTCGGGCTGCTGGTTTTCTGTTTCGTACAGATCATGAGGCAGTCCGAGTCTTTCTTTGTACGCTATACCGGACGCGGCTAAATCGGCATTAATTTTGTCTTTTTCGTCTTGTGGCAGGTTGGCGATATTGTGCATGTTGGTTTCGGAGTGGTGGGTGATGATGTGAGTATAGCAGGAGAAGGGATATTGGGACGAGTTTGGGACGCGGAACAT